CATTATTAAAGCTATCGCGTCAGATTCACTTATTCCACCACTTGCTGTCAGTTGTCCACTTGAAGCCGACAACCCTGAACCTGCTATTGCTGATACAAAATCTGCAACAGATTCTTTATTCATATTACCTGTTCCTCCTCCGTCAAGGAAAAGAACATAGTCACTTGCTACTGCTATAGTATCTTCTGTTGCTAGTTGTGGAGAAAGTTCTACAAAATTATCTAACCCTACTTTCTTAAGAACACCTCCGTCAGAGTAAAGTAATTCATCTGCTGCTACAAGTCCTGAAGTTATTTCTGTTTGTGCTGATATAACATCATCAGCCAAATGCTCTTCGCTTATAGCGTCATCTGCAATTTTTGCTCCTGTAATAGCGTCTGCTGCTATATATCCTGAAGCTATTGCAGTTCCGTTCCAAGTACCTGCTGCAATAGTTCCTGCGTCTGAAATACCACCACTAAATGTAGAAGCGTCATCAGCAGTCAATGCCCCTACACGAATGTTTGCATAGTCATCTATATCTACATTCCCTGTAGTTGTTCCTGCTTCATCATTAGTGTTAGCAAATATAAATTGGTCTGCTGATTCGTCCCATAAAATAGCTCTGTTTGCTATGTTACTAGAAGAACCGTTACCTCTAGTAAATATAAGCCCTAAGTCATTTGTAGGAGAAGCCGTAGTTCCGTGTGCTAATTTAATTAAGGGGTCACTAACAGTTAAGTTACTTGTAGCAACAGTTGTTGTTGTTCCACTAACAGTTAAATTTCCACTAACAGTTAAGTTATCAGTAATAGATACATTGCCGTCAGCAACCTCTAGAGCATTAGCTCCGTCAGTTCCTGTTATGACTAGCTTTTCTTCTGACGCGTCCCATGTTAAATTGTCTCCACTTGTTGCTGAGTAAAATATAACATCTACTCCTGAGCCGTCAGTACCTGTAGTTAAAGCACCTGTTGCTACTGCTCCTGTAGTGGTAATAGTAGATGAGCCTGTATTAATGTTTCCGAAACCTGAGGTAATAGAACCACTATCCAAAGCTCCTGTAGTTACTATGCTAGAACTTCCTGCAACTGCTCCGTATATTGAGCCTATTGCTGTCCCTCCTATTGTAATTGCGTCAGCTTCTAATGTTCCGTCTATGTCAGCGTTACCTGATATATCCAAAGTAGCTGCGTCTAACTCTCCTGATAAGGTTATGTTAGTTGCTCCTGTGATTGCTCCGTCAAAGGCAACAGCTCCATTAATATCTACTGTGGTATCTGAAGTTATAGTTAAAACGCCGTCAGAAGATTGATGAATAAATGTACCTGTATCTCCAAAGTTTATTTTTTCGGTACTGTTCATTAAGATATCATCTGAGAATTGGAAATAGTCTTCGTCTTCTTTCCATGTAATAACTCCGTCTGCTGTATTAGCGTCAAAGGTTAAAGTAATATCTGTGTCTGCTCCTGTTCCTATAGTAAAGCTATCTACATCAAAGTCCATGGAAGTAGCAGATGATGTTGAGGAGCTTAAAGTCCATACCTTTGTTAAATTACCTGCTTTCATTACATCAAATTGAATTTCCCCGTCTTCTTCTGTAGCAGTTACATCTGTCGCTACTGCTGTTATACGGGCAAATTCAGTTGCAGTCCCACCTGAATCTTGCAAATTAAATGACATGTAAACTTCATCATTGTCCGCCACATTAGCAGTTGTTCTTTTATTAGACAAGTCTAATACTTTTACACTTGCGTTGTTAGTAGCATTTGCTAAGTATAAAGGGGATTGAGAGTTTGCTGTGTCGTTTCTTATATAAGCTTCTTTAATCTGAATTTTATCTTCTCCCATTCTCCACCTGACTGAGCCACCACTAGAAATTTTTACATCATATAAAGCGTCAGCACTAATGTCTGCGTAAGTCCACAATCCATTTGAATCTGTGGTTACAGGACTTCCTTCCGTAGAAGTATCTGAGGTGTCATAAACCTGTACCGTTGCACCGCTTAATGCTGTACCGTCATTTTTAAATACATATCCTTGTAATTTTATTGCCATACTTATCTCCCGACTTGTTTGGAGTGGTCTCTATATCGTAAAGCTTCCCTTACATAAAAATCCACATCTTTATATATATCATTTTCGTCAATCATAATCAAGGTTATTCCTTGCCCTGCTAAGATTGCTCTCGACATGTCGTCGCTTGTTGTTTTAGTTATTCCCTGAGCATAATGCCAATATTCTCCCTGTACATTTATTGCTAAATCAGGAGGTTCATTAAACAAAAAGTCTACAACATATCCGCCTTTTTCTATTCTGCCTCCAAGTAAAGGAGACTGATAGGTAAACTCGTAGCCGTCTCTTAGCCCTAATCTATTTAAAGCTTGAAGCACCATGTACTCAGGAAGACTTCCTTCCCAACTAGAAGGGGCTTGAGGTAATGTATTTCTATTGCTAGTTACCATGTTTAAACACGCTCATTTACGGCTCTGCTAATAATAATCTTGTTGACCCTCGCTCATCATAGGCAGTATGTTCCATGCCTTGAGCGGAAGTTATATCTACATAATAATTTCTGTTAGTAGAAGAATCATCTCTGAATGTAAATTCAAGCAATGTGTTGCTTTCTATAGCAGATAACAAGTTAGACCTTAATGCTTTTGGGGTATTGCTTTTATAAGCTTTAGTTAAATCTAAATCAACTGCCCAAGCAAACTTGGCAGGTAATTTTTTTCTAAATTCAAATGTAGTACTTATAACATCAGGGGATTCTGTAGATGTACTACCCCTACTTAATACTATTTTAAATTGTATTGACCTAAATGTTGTCCCTGCATTGCTTCCAAATGTATAAGTAGTTAATCCGTTTGAAGTAATAGTTCCCATAGAAGTATAAGAACTTCCATAATCAGTAGCATAAGATACTGCAACAGTTTCATTAGAAGAACACCCTTCAGTTTCTACTTTAAGTTTTAATGCTAGTTTGTCTACTTCAACTTGGTCAGCACTAAACCACGGGGTATAATGTTCTGCTGAAGAAGCGTAATTAAATGTTGTTACTTGAGTGGGGTTTATAACATCAGTTTGTAATTGTTGATAATACATATAACCTTGATGACCCCAATATAATCTATAATTACCTTGAGCATTAGAAACAAAAGAAGACGTAATTGTTTCGCCTGCTGTTGTTGCTAGCCATTTTGTTTCCCAACCCATTTCGTTCCACCCAAATATAGAGCTATAACCTGTACTAGCGTCAATGGTATTAGAAGCTCGCATAGGACTTGTTCCTATATTAGTTCCGTCAAACATATCTGTTTCACTTGGTTCTATAGTACCGTCTACAAATGCAAGCAAATCATTGTGTGTACCTAGAAGTTGTTTAATTGTACCTCTTTGGTCTGTTGGGAGTCCGTGGTCTCTGTCTAGTCCAACCAAGGTTACAACGGCTGAATTTGACCCATTTATGTACTTGTATATGCCTAGTCCTGCAGGTATGTATACTGAATCTCTCCACCTAACAGAGCCTTCTCCGTTGTTTTCGTGAAACGGCAATGACAGTTGAGTCTCTACAAATTTAGAATTGGCAGAGTCGTGTGCGAATAATCCTACTTTAGTCATAGCATATATAACAGGATTGCCACTAGCGTTTCTAGCTACAAATAAATCAGTTACATATCCGTCAGGTAGTGGAAGTTTAGCGTCATCTGTTTCTGAGCCTATGGTAGCTGCATGCCAAAGTTGTCCTGAGTTATCTATTCCCCATAACTTGTCGTCCCAAAAAGTAAGAAACTTAGCGTCTTTAGTGTCATCAGTAAAACTACTAGCATTAGATGTGTAAGTATATCCTGTGCCATGAGCTATGACCATATATAAAGTTCCGCCCATTCTTACTTCTACTGCGTCTGAAGCAGCATTAGGCAAAGTATCTAAGGCGTCGCCAAATGCGTCTGAAGCAGAAGCGTACCCTTGATTAAACCTATACACTTTTTGGTCAGACCATATACCGTATATTTCATTATTAAATTGAGTAATAATATCTAACGACCCTGTTGTGCTTGCGTCAGCATTGGTAACTTGGGTTGTCAAAGGAGGTAATACTAGGTGTCTTTTGTAGCGAAGGCTACAGGTACTCCACCACGCTCTGTTTACATCTACTGATGATTCCATTCTCTCTACACCTATACCACCCCTGAAATCAGACCAAGATATTACACTTGCTCTAGTTTGTGAGTCACGGGTGGTATCTCCAATAGTAACCTTTGCAGGAAATATGGAAGCTAAGACTTTCTGCACAGGTCTACTTATTGGGTAATAAACTCCATTAATATAAACTTCATTTTTTTTTACAACTTTATTAGCCATTACCTTACTGTCCTGACATTAGTTAAAAACGGAAGGCTATATCTAGCCTGTTCTGTTTTGGTAAACCAAAACGCAGCTATATTTCTCATAGCGTCCATATCCATGTCAGTACGGGTTGACCCTGCTTGTGCTGCTAAAGCCGTAGCATAAGCTGTTACAAATCTTTCAGGGACTTCTGTTGTGTCAGAGTCAGCAGACAATTCAGCAGGTTCGTCTCCGCCTACTATTTTTAATAAATTGTTTCCTGCCAAGGTTCTGCCTCTATCATTTAATATTAAATCTTGAGTACTTGCTCCTTGACTTCCTTGTTTGTCTATTCTCCATGTGTTTCTATCTAGTTTTTCCCATACCGCAGTATCGTTCTTAACTGCTTTAATATCATCTAGGAAAACAGTACAAGCTCCTAAATCACTATCATATTCTAATCCTATTGACACTATAGCTGTGTCAGATTCAGGGTTACTTAGTGCTACTCTACAATACTTCCAAGTGTCCGCAGTTAAAGCGGGCACATTTAAAGATTCTAAATCATTACCGTCAGCCGTTACTGTTCCGTTATCTAAATGTATTTTTAAATTACCTGCACTAGTAGCTACTGTAGATTTAATCCAAAATTCTATAAAGTCATACTTGCTTAAATCAACAGAACTTATGGAGTCTGTTATCTTGTCTCCCGCAGAAGCTCCTGAAGCTATAGTAAGCTTTAAACTACTTCCGTCTCTTTTGTAATCTTCTGTGCTTACAGCTTGTGTTATATCGCTGTCTGTTGTCTCGTCAAAAGTAGTACCGCAAGCATGAAGTGTTTTTGATGTATATTTATGCCTGTAATAAATATCCTGAATCATAGCAAACTGTGAAGGTATTTCCCACCGTGCATTAATTTTATCCGTATGCACATCAAGGCTTTCTTCAGGGTCATATATTCGCCCTGTTGATTCCCAAATAGCTTGGTTAATAAACTCGTCTATTATCTGCGGGTCAAAGTTAGAGTCCCATAATTCATAAGTTACACTTCCTGCTACAGTTCCTGCTACTGCAGAAAACGTCATTGTCCCTGTAGAAGAGGCGTAGTCTGTTATTCTTCTAGTAGTTCCGTCATAAGTTCCTGAAGTAAGACGAATGTAACTTCCATTATATTCATCATCTCCTCCAAACAATGTGGCGTCAACGGCAGTAGTAGTAGAGCCACTACCTGAAGTAGTACCTGTTACCATTTTGCCTAGGTTTCTGCCTATAGCTTTTCTTATATCTTCTCTAGTTTTACTTTGTGTTACAGCCATGTTTTACTTCTTCTTTTTTCTTCGCATAGCTTTTTTCTTTTTAGGTGGTCTGCCTCTTTTACTTCCGTATGTACCCTTACCCATTGGTGGCATTTGCTTTCTCCTTCGCTTTAGGATTTTTAATATTTTCGCCTTGCATTTTAAGTATACCTTTAAGCCTTGAAACTTCAACAGCTAATTCTTTTACTGTTCTTTGCAAAGCTTGATTAGTTACTTTTATTCTTGTTAATTCGCTTTCATTTAATACTGCAGTTATATCTTCCTGCTTTATTAATACTCTATCGTCTATTACTTCCTGAGTGTTTTCAGGAGAGTCTAGTACCGCGTCTAAACTGTCTACGATTTTGTTGTCTTCCATTATTTGTCCCCTCGTAATAAATTTTATTGTTTGTACTTTCTTTTCGTTTGCTTTTGTTTACTCTTATTTCTTCTAGTATTTTACCAAATTCTTTTCTTTGTTCTACAGTCATTTTAGGTTTCTTTTTGCCTTGTTCTCTTACATTTTTAAGCCATGTTTCGTGAGCTTCTCCTATCATAGTTTCAATTCCGTTGTGAGAATAAGGGTCATTAGGAGTGTAAGGAATGTTGTGAATTACTGACCTGCGTTCTGTAACTGAATCGTAAAAACTAAAAGAAAGCGAGCTTAAGGTATTACCTGCAGGCAACTCTCCTAAAAGAAGAACGCCTGCAGGTAACACTAACCGTCTATCGTATGTCTCAGTATGCTGAAACATTCAACTTACTGTAGGTTCATTAACATTACAGTATGGAACTCATTGTCCACACCTGCTTTACCATGCAATCTTGCAAGAGCAGGAGTAGTGTCCGCACCGATAGCTAATAATTGACCTGCGTGGTTTGAGCTTGCACCAACCAAAGTACCAACAGCAGGAGTGCCGTCAATCTTTGCTGTAGCAAGACCACTAACCTGAACCCAACCATAGTAGTCTGCTGTGAAGTTTCTTGTAGTAACTCCAACAAATCTACCTGCAACTGCCGCAGGGGCAACTACAATGTCTTTGTAAGGATTCTTAATTAAACCTGCTGTGTCTGTTCCTGCAACTACTGCAGTAATAAACCCGTCTTCTTCGTCAATGGTAATAGTACCTGTTCCTGAAGAACCGATAGCAGGGTGTGATTTAATTTTGTACATTTCATGTGGGTCTGTAGTCGGTAAATTAAAGAACATATATCCTTCTGCATATAAATCCTTAGCCGCCGCAGTTCCTCCAAGAGTCACACCAAGAGTTGTACCTCCTGCTGAAGCACCTGTTGCGATAACCAAGTCTTCATCATGGTTTCCTGCAGGAGCTTCTGAAGCTACTACTAGCCCCTCTCCTATTGCAGTACCACCGTTGTGTGTGTACCGATATCTTCTTCCGTCTCGAAGAATCATCTCAGTACCTAAAGGAAGTTTCTGAGCAGAAGTTTCTTTTTTCTCCCACCCGTATTTTCCTACGATTGTATTTGGAAAAGCCATAGCTTTCCTCCTTATTTATTTACGGGTTTCTATATACCCCGCCTTTAACCGATTATTAAAAATTCGTATAAGCTCGGTCAAAGATTACACTTATACTAAAACAAGTTATTCAGGAGTAACTTTTTGTTTAGGCGTTTCCACCTTAACTTCAGTTTTCTCCTGAGTAACTTTGTCTTTATCTTCATTAAAGCCTGCTTTTTTACAAGCACACTCTTTACCTTGCAATTCCATTTTGCAAACTCCGTCCCATGGCGTTATTAACCACGCTAGCGGAGCTTTAGCTTTCCTTGCTAGGTTTTGCGGGTCTCCTACCTGATTAAGGTGTTTCGTTCCGCAGGGTTTCCAAACCTTTCCTTCTACCGTATAAGAAGGGAGGTGTTGATATAAAGTTACTTTATCTTGCCAACTTTCTAATAATTGCCAATCATAATCTTTGTTCATACCTAACTCCCTGTTAGATTGATTTAACTGTTCTAACAATTCTCTACGTTGTGCAGACGGCATGCCTGTACCCATAAAGCCTCCATTTATTATTTAATTTTTAATTACGCACTAGTTGAAGGAGCGGAAGCGTCAAAAGTCAAAGGTGCACCTCTTGAATCATCAAGCTCTGCAACTCCGTAATCCGCAGTTATAACTACTTCAGTTGCACGCATTGAAGCGTCTCTCTGTCTCTCTGTTCTACTGTCAACAGACTGTAGTACAGCTAGAGCTGATTTGTCAGCAATAACGCCAACTGCGTCATCATTTGAGTCAACTGATAAGTTTCCGTCTTCAAAAATTGGAACTCCATTAAGAGGTCTTAGACCACTAAAGAAGTTTCCTAGTAAATCTTCAGACCAACCATGTGGTACAGGGTAAGTTGAAGAAGCTGTTACTGCTGTGTTAGCAATATCAAAAACAGTATTTGGGTGTTGCAGAATATATATTTCTGTTCCAAACTTGTTGGCTTTTGCGTATGCTATTGCACCTGCCATGTTAGCTAGACTTGCTGTAGCTGCTGCTGCACCAAGTGTAGTACCACCATTTAATGAACTATATAATGAGTGAACATCAGTATCTTTTTTTCTTGCCATTGCGTCTCCAAGTTGTTTACCAATAATAGTAAACACATTGTTTTGTTGTTCACGAACAAGTTTGTCGGTAAGAATAACTTTAGCTCCTACCTCACTTGCAGTAAGGCTGACTGTTGTCATTCCTATCTCTTCTTCGTCAACAATGTCCTGTCCGTCTGTTAAGTCAGACACGGTCATTTGTGAGACTTTTGGCACAGTTACTTGCTTTGAACCTTTAGGAAGTGTGAACTTCTCTATTAAAGCCATAGCGGGAGCATTGTGCTCCTCGGTATATCTAGCCGCCGCGATTATAGTTCTGCTCGCGTTTTCTAGACTACCTGTTGTAGCGGTTTGAGCCATTTATTTCCTCCACCGTTGAATAGGTGTCTCCACCTGATTATTGTAAACCTGCAGCTCTTCGACCTGCAGCTAATGCCTTTGGAGAATTGTCTCCTTGTATATATCTTTCCTGCCAATACTCATCAGAATCTTCAGAAGTAGGACTAGTTGTGTTGTTATCAAACTTCTGAGCGGGAGCTAATTGCTCTTTGAGCCTTTTGTTCTCCTCTTCTAGTTTGTTTAACTTCGCTTGTCCTCTTGCTGCGTTTTCCATTTGTATAGGGTCGGTATACTTCAGCAACTCTAATGGGTCTGCTCCTGTTTCTTTCTGCAATCTTAAGGCGTTTGTCATCATACTTGCCATAAGTTGTTCTCTGCTTTGTGCTTGGAATTGAATACGTTGTGCTTGTGCAACGCCTTGTTCCCATTGCTGTGTTAAAACAGAGGCAGTTTCAGGGTCATACCCTTGTTGCTCGTACTGCTGTTGAACCTGTTGCCTTTGCTGTGCAAATTCTTGCTGAGCTCTTTGAGCTTCGTACCCTTGTAACGATTGTTCCATTTGTCTCATTCTGTCATCAACTGTAGGTTGAGCAGGTTGTGCGGGAACTTGTTGCTCGGGCATGTTTGGCAACGGGGTTTCTACAGCAGGTTGTGTACCTTCTTCTTGTTGCGGGACTGCAGGCTGTGCTTGCATATTTTCCGCTCCTTGTTCAGGTTCTTGTTGCTGTTCCTGAGGTTGTGCTTCTGTAGCAGGCTCTTCTGTTGGAGCTACAGGGGCTTGGACATTATCTTCTGTTGGCAAAACAAAAGGCAACGCAGGATTAAATGCGTCTTGTCCTTCAGGAGTATTGTCTGTAATAACAGGTTCTG